ACTGTCCGCAACTATTGCCACTTGGTATACTTGCAGGGCCTTGACCCGACCAGTCATAATCCATATCACCTTCTTTATTTATAGCTACATATCCATTATCACCATCAAGAATGTCTCCTGAATCTTCATTAGTGACGGTGGTAGTAGTAGTTGTAACTGTGGTGGTGGTAGTTGTAATTATTTCTGTGCCCTTGTCTTCTTCAGTAATGTCAATCTGTGTATCTTCTGTAATAGTTACTCCAGGAATACAAAGACCTTCTACATCAGGTAAACAATCTGCTTTAGAATATGAGGAGACCAGTAGTAATAAGGAACAAAGTCTTATAAAGTGCAATATGACCAACATCACTTAATTCTCCTTCAACAGGTTTTGCAGCCTGTACATATTCAGTTTTATATCTACTGCCATCTGGAATCGTATCAGGGTTTTCTTCCCAATATGCAGCGGCTTCCGCACCGATCAAACCTCGTACAGGGCAAGGGGTTCCGGCATCCATCATACTCGTCCAGACACGAGGGTCTTGACATAATAAAGCGACAGCCGACACTTTCATTCCAAAAGCGTACTGACTGCGAGATAGCTTGAGAAGCTGACACAACTCATCGTCTACTAAAATTCCTGTAGCAACTCCTAAAACATTATTTTGCACACTCCCGCCGATACCAACTTTACAAATATCACTATTTGAATTGGGAATTACAGGTGCATTTGCTGTTGGGGGTGTATTGTTTACTACAGTTGACGACACGGTATTGGTCTCAGCAAAGGAGTTTGAAATTGATAAGTACATAAATACCAAAGATAAAAATGCACATAAAAGATAAAAATAACCTTTTAACATCTCCACCTCTTACGAGCTTGTCTTAATCTTGAATTTGGGTCTTTTGCTGCTTTAGGGAATTTTTTCATTTGACCAGCAGATCTTGCACAGAAAGATTTTCTACGTTTTGCAGCTTTACTACCTTTCTTTACTTTACCTGTGACTGCTGTTTTTAATTTAGAACCAGGGTTCTCTGATCTGTATCGAGCAACGCCTGCTTTAGTCATTCCCGCCCCACTTTTCGTGGAGCGGAAATATTTTTTAGTTTTTGGTGGCTGTTTGTCTGCCATTATCCGAAGATGCAAGTTAGTGAAGTTACATTAGTTAATGTGGCATGAATATTGTTTTGAAATCTCAAACCTGTATCACCAATGTATGTTTCAATCACTGCTGTAGCGGACCCTGGAGTATCAAGATCTAGCAAAGTTGCTCCAGTGCTAGAGTCTTTTAAAACAATACTTCCTGCAGATCCCGCACAAACAGCATGAATAGCTATTAGTCTTGCAGGACCACTAGAAACATTTCCTGTAGCAGTTACTTTAGCCGATCTATAGTTAATCATAACTTACTCCTAACTTAATTTAGGTAAGCCTTCACCTGGTTGACCTTGATCTACTACATAGTAATAAATAATACCTGTAATAGTACCACCTGCTGCTGCAGCTGAACCTTGACCACCTACAATTTTAATTCTTTCAGTTGAGGGTGTGTTTAAATCACCGAGAACTGCACCAGAACCTGAGTCACCACCCCAAATAGTTGTAACGCCTCCTGCATCTGCATCGCCCTCGTTAATTAATCCGTCGACATCCACAAAGTCTGTTCCACCATCGAAATCAGTGAAACCCATATCAATAGTAGGATTTGTTCCGCCTGTTGCATCTGGATTAAATGCGATACCTGTAACTACGCAGTTCTTTGGAAGAACTACTTTTCTTGTGTCTGTCGCTGAAACTTGAACATCAGTTCCTTGCGCTGCTGTTGGCAAAAAATAAAATTGTGCCGCCATTAGCATAGAACCAGCGTAAGTTTCTCTTTTTGAGTCTCCACCGTTAGATCTTACGATCCCAGTGAATGTTGTTCTACTTGCCATGTCTTACTCCTTTTTGTAAGTCCTCCGAAGAGGTCATGTTGTTAAAAATTAATTGTAGAATAAAAAAAGGGCGGATACAACCGCCCTTTTAAATATGTGTTTAAATTAAAGATTATGCACCAGATGTACCAAATACACAGCGTGGATCTGAGAAACCAAATGAGTATCTCTCTCTAGCTTTGTATCTAACGTTTCCTGTATCAAAATCACCTTCCATAGAAGTTCTGATTGGTGAACGATTGAAGAACTTAAAACCGTTCGGCACATCAGTTTTGATGTAGAAAGCATTGGTATCACTTAAGAAGTGATTCACTGTGTATCCATCAGGAATCATACCCATGTTTCTTGTAGCATTCACATCATTGTCTGCAGTTCCTGGTCTTAATGCAGAGTTCATTAGTCTGTCAGCAGTGAACTGTAATTCTTTTGGAATTATAAGTTTTCTACCTTGAGCAGCAATCTTTAAACCTCTCTCGTCTACAAATGCAGCGATGTCGATTAATGACTGCTCTAATGATGTTTCATTAAGGTCAGCGTCAGTAGCAAGTCTGTTTGAGAATGTACCACCTTGTGCTAGTGGGTGTTGTGTATTAATAAGTGATACACCATCACCACCTGGGTTTGTACCCGCAGCACCGGCACCAGCAAATGCTGTGTTTAAAACGTCAGCACCTTTTACTTGCTTTGTGTTTGCCATTGATCTTGCAAGAGCTCTTGTGTATCTAGCAGCGAGTCTATCATAAAGATTATCTTCGATAGCTTCTTCTGTGATTGCAAATGCTAATGCAATTGTGTCGTGTGTATAACGTGCTGTAAAGGATTCAGTTGCAGTATCAAATGATACTCCTGCACCTTCTGCTTTAGTTGGTGCAGAACCGAAACCTGCTAACATCACTTCTTCTTCAAAAGCACGATCTGAACTCTCTTCATCGAAAATCTCAGAGTGTTCATTTTCGTATCTTCCGTATTCCAAACCAAACAATGCATTTAGGCCTGGTTCTAACTCTTTAACGAGTTGACTTCTAGATATAGCCATAGTTTAACCTCCTATATGCCTGTTGTATCAGTGTACTGATGCTTATTAATTCTAACAAGAATGTTAGCGTTAGCAGCAGTGTAATCACTGTTATCTGGGTCTGTTGATAAGTCATATACAGCGAAGTTTGAAGCAGCGCTGGTTGCAAATGTGCTACCATCTAACGCCACACCAGAAATACCTGATTTGGTAGATCCTGCTGCATATGTTGCAATGTTTGCTGTAGAACCAACTTGTGCTCTTCCACCGTTTGTATCATCCACTTTGACTGCGAATACTACATTCGGATCACTGATTACATTTGCAACAATATCGTCTGCTACAATTGCACCTGGATAGAAGTTTGAGAAAGTTGGTTTTTGTGTAGTTGGATCTGTATAGAAACAACCATTAAAAACACCAACAAGCTCAGCACCGGCTGTTGATCCACGAGAGATGGATCCGTTTGCGTTTAGCACAACAGGATCTCCCATAAATATGGAGTTCGTTTCATTGCTAGCGATAGTCATCTGTTGTTGACCTTGGCCCTGATATGCAGAACCCATCATTAGCACTGGACGAAATCCGAAGTTACCGTCTTGATTTGCCATTGTTTTACTCCTTTAAAAGTAAAGTTAATAAAAAGTAACTAACAACGGCCTATAAAAAACTTATTCAGTCTTTTGTGAGCCACCGAAAGTCACCCTGCTTTGCCTCTCAGGTTTACTGATTGGCATACTGGGGTGAGCATCCTTCAATAGATCATTGTCAACAGCCTTCATCTGATCTTCAGTTAGGCCTTTGTAATAATTATTACGTTGAGCAATAAGCTCTTCTGGAATGCGAGCCAGCAATAAGCCACCTACTCCAATAACTCCTGCGTTTTTTCCGTCTTCTATAGTTGGTAATTGCCAGTCTGGGTATTCGTCCGCTCTTACTAATTCATAACCTTCACGAAGACGGTTAATCACGTTCTTAGTGTCCTGGAATCCCTGGACTTCTGCTCTTATCCAACGATGGATATATCCATCAGGCGCAGGTGGTGCATCGAGTGATGACGGTCTCTGCCAAACACGTTTACGTTGGGTTTTTACCCGCGTATCAGCAGATCTTGAGGTTTTAGTTGTCATGCTTGACCTCCTTGTTTAACGTACTTTGCGTACTCTGTTAGTGGCACACCTAGTTTCTTAGCAATAGCGACTTGTGAGGGTGTGAGTCTCACGGTCTTGCTGCGTGCATTTTTAGAGGATGAACGACTTGCGCTGGCAACAGCTTGCACGGGTCTGTCTTCAGCAGAATTATCATTCACCTCAGCCTCATTACGACTGAATTTATGAGGAAACTCGTTTCGCATGCGTTTATCTATTTCACTATAGTATTCTTCTGACTTCGGGTCAAATCCTTCTTGTCCCACAAGTTTTTTGTGAATTGAAATAGCTGTATACGTCATAGCTTCATCAGCACCAAACCAAGAATTATCATCTGCCCATTTTTCGGCACGTGGATCTGGTTTAGCAGGAGGAGTTGCTTCTTTACTAGGAGTCTTTACTTCTGTTCCAGTTTCATCTCCTTCTTTACTTTGTCTAGCTTCACTAGCACGTAGACGCTCTGAGTCTATAGTTAATTTAGTAAGTTCTTCTTGAGCTTCAACCTGAGCCTTAACATCATTTTCTGATACTGCTTTTTGATATCTGTCTTGAAGAGCTGCTTTCGAAATCTCAATTCTGTTTTTAAATTCACTTAAATAACCTGTATCTAGGTCTTTATATTTTTTATCTAAATCAGAATATTGTTTTTTAAGACCATCTGCAAATTCAATAGCTGCGTGTTCACGTCTTTCAGCTTCACGCATTTTTGCGGTCAACTTATCAATACGTTTTTTTACGCTATCTGAATATTCGTTTAAGTCTTCTTCATTTGATTGTTCGTTTGACTTAACTTCACGAACGGAAGTATCCTGTTCTTTTACTTCTTGAACTTCAACGTCGTCTTGTTTTTGTTCTTCTTTTATATCAACATCAACAGGATTGCCTGATGTATCTATATCTACCATTTTTTGTTCCGGCATGGGACATGACCTCCATGTGTCTATGTATATGTTGCATGTAATATGTCTTCCGG